GACATCTTCGACGTCTACTATTAGGAGTTAACATGGCTGCACTTGTCTGGGACAAGACTGGTGAGCGCCGTATTGAGACTGGTGTCGACCACTGTGCACTCTATGTGTACGACCCGGCCCAGAAGACCTACGGCAAGGGCGTTGCTTGGAACGGTATTACCGCCATCTCCGAGAAGCCCGAGGGCGCTGAGGCTACCGACCTTTACGCCGACAACATTCTGTACCTCTCGATGCTCTCGGCTGAGAAGCTGAAGGCTACCATCGAGGCTTACACCTACCCCGACGAGTTCGAGCAGTGTGACGGTTCCGCCACGCTGACAAAGGGTGTCAAGATTGGTCAGCAGGACCGACTGGCCTTTGGTCTCGTCTACCGCACCAAGATCGGTGACGACGTGGCTGGTCAGGACAAGGGCTACAAGCTCCACATCCTGTACGGCTGTAAGGCTTCTCCTTCCGAGAAGGGCTACAAGACCGTCAACGACTCTCCCGAGGCGATCTCCTTCTCCTGGGAGCTGTCCACCACACCGGTCAATGTGTCCGGCGCCAAGCCGACCTCGCTGCTGACCATCTCGTCTCTCGACGTCGACGCCGGTAAGCTGAAGACCCTTGAGGCTAAGCTGTTCGGTTCCGACGCTGGTCAGGGTGGAGCCTCGGCCACCGAGCCCAAGCTCCTCCTGCCGGACGAGATCAAGGCGCACTTCGCAGGCTGATATACCACACCGGGGGCTCAGAGACCTAGACTCCTGGGCCCTCGGTGCCTGCAATGCTTATAGTTTCTATCCCGGATCTCGACGGGTTCAACGAGGAGACAGGTACTTTTGTCTCCATGCCTGGCGGAGTCCTGCACCTGGAGCACAACCTGGTCGCGCTGTCAAAATGGGAGTCAATCACTCATAAACACCTCATCGGTAATGACAAAGTCACCCCTGAGGAGATGGCCCTCTACATCAAGTGCATGATCACAGATAAAGGGTATGACCCGTCGCTCCTTGATAGGATCCCCCCATCCGAGGTCGATCGCATCAGCGCCTACATGGGCGACACAATGACCGCAACCACCATCCGTGAGACGGGTGGAGAGTCTGGATCTGGAGAATACACATCTTCCGAACTAATCTACTACTGGATGATTGCTTGCCAGATCCCATTCGAGTGTGAAACATGGCACATCAACCGACTACTTACACTCATTCGGGTATGTAACCAAAAGAACCAGCCCGATAAGAAGATGTCCCAAGCCGAGATCATGAATCGGAATAGGGAACTCAACAGGGCCAGGCGAGCTAAGCTTGGCACGAAGGGATAACTATGATCAGTCACGAGGACATTCCCGAGGAGGCGCTTGCTCCGCAGGCCCACATCGGAACTGATCCCATGGAAGACAAGGAGATTCACGTCTCCCAGACTACTGAGGTGATGAAGTGAGCGTCGCAGACAACGTACTCGCTCGCGCCGCAGCGAGGATTGGTTACTATGCACCAGACGACCCTCAGCCCGGATCCGAAGCTGGCCGATACTGGGCAGCTCGAACTGGTCAGCAGTGGCTTGCTGGACCGTCCGACTCTGTTTGGTGGTGCATGCTCTTCGTCAGCATGTGTCTGGACGAGTGCGGGCAGATTGACGCTATTGGAGGATTCTCCTTTAACACTGACTACACCGTCAACAAGGTCCGCCAGCACCCTGACGCTTACTTCGTATCGGTTTACGACGCCCGACCTGGCGATGTCGTCATCTACGACTGGGATGGCGGCGGCACGGACCACGTGGGCTTCGTCGAGAAGAACCTTGGTGGAGGCACGCTCCAGACGATTGAGGGGAACACCTCGTCTGGCAGCTATGGTTCTCAGTCTGCTGGGAACGGTGTTTGGCGGCGTGTCCGCAATCAGTCGATCGCTTATGTGATCCGGCCTGCGTATACTGACTCTCCGAGCAACACTGCACCCGCTGGCCCTGCTGACATCCGTGCGCTGCAGCGTGCAGTCCGTGCGACCCCCGACAATGTCGCCGGGCCGAACACTCGGTCTCGCTGCTATGCGCTTGCCGCGGCTTCCGAGTGGGGTGGGAAGACCTTCCCCTTCGGTGTGGCCTTCACGCAGTCTGTGGTCGGTACTGAGCAGGACGGGGTCTGGGGTGACGCTTCAGAGGAGGCTCACGACGCGACCGTCGAGGCCGTTCAGGCTGCAGTCGGTGCAGAGGTAGACGGTGTCTACGGCGCCGAGACCAATACCAAGGTAAACGCCCTTCTTGACAGGGCCGAACAGCCGTAGGAGGCTCAAAATGGCAGCGCCATACTGTACTTTAACGGGAATTATTCCCGGAGGAGAGAATGGTCGAGCTCTTGTCCGAATCATTCCTGACGTGAAGGGCGCTACGGCTACAGTCGAAGGTGCCACAGTCTCAATGCGCGAGCACATGGTTCGGACAGACCAGGCTGGCGCTGTCAACATCGAGGTGCTGGCTCCGGGCGCTGGAGTAACTCCCTCTGGCGCCTGGACCCACACCATCTACATCGATTCCCCCAAGTTCGACATCGTCAAGCACGTTGCTCTGACTCAGGGTGAAACTATTGATATCATGTCCGCCGACCCCACATCAGAGATCTCACCGCTTCCGTTCGGCGGTGGAGGTGGAGGAGGGGCTGGTTCGCCTGGCCCAATCGGCCCTCGAGGACCCAAGGGCGATGTTGGTCCCGCCGGACCTCCCGGGCCTAAGGGCGATGCGGGGGAACGTGGACCTGCCGGACCAGAAGGTCCTCGAGGTCTTCAGGGTCCCCCTGGACCTGCTGGTGGTGGAGCTGGAGGAACCCCAGTACCTGGCCCCGAAGGACCTAGGGGTCCTGTTGGCCCTCCTGGACCTAAAGGTGAAAATGGTCTTCCGGGCCCTATCGGACCTGCTGGTCCCGCCGGGACAAATGGTCAACCCGGACCAAAGGGCGATAATGGTGCAGTTGGACCCGCTGGCCCTCCTGGACCGCAGGGTCCTCCCGGACCTGCTGGAGAGCGTGGTCCGGCCGGTCAGGATGCAGTCACCCCTCAACTCGACAGGTATCTAACCAAGGACGAGGCAGCCAAGACCTACGGCGAGAAGGCCGATGTCGAAGACGCACTCCGACAGACCAATCCATTCAAGAACGGCGCACGATACTACTCTCCGGTAACCTACTACTGGCCTGACTACTACCAGGACGGAAAGCCGGGGCAGTTCTCCAAGTGGGCCCAGACGCTGAAGTTCCGAGACAACCTTGGGTATGTCATCCTGAACCGCAACAGCGGTGACTGGGAGGCTCAGGAGGTAGACTTCCAGAAGCAGGGCGAACTCGCTCTGGGTGCTGGTGCTAAGAAGCTCTTGTTCTACATCAAGACTCAGTATGGAGCCGCGATCAATCCCGATTCCGAGGAGAACCGAGGTATTCCTAACGCCTCCAAGTTCACCAAAGAATATATCCTTGAGCAGCTGAAGCGCGCTAAGCACTGGTATGGCGACCTGGTACAGGGTGTCTTCCTCGATGAAGTCATCAACGGATGGGATGCCCGGAAGGACCGCCTTCCGTGGTATAAGGATCTGATCGACACAATCCGCCGGGAGAATGGTCTGGACTTCGTGATCGCCATCAACACCGGATCGAACATCTCTCAGGAGGTGTGTAATCTGGACTTCGACGTCTGTATGATGTTCGAGGGTACGGCCGCAAAGTTCCTCGAGGAGAATCCGACATCTCCGATTCTGCCCGATCACATGAAGGCCTACCCGTCCACTCGGTGGTGGGCTGTGGTGCACTCAGTCACTTCTGAGAACTACCAGAAGGTCTTCGACAAGGCGGACAACCTCGCAATCAGCCACCTCTACGTCACCGACGGCTTCCTTGTCGAGGATCCTCAAAATGGTGGTCAGTGGCACCCGGTTGGTAACCCGTACGAGAACCCTCCGGGTTCCGAGATCCGTGAGCTGATCATTCCGTGGCTCAAGGGATATCTGAAGCTCAAGCTGAAGGTTGATAACCTCAAGATCCCTGAGGTCCCGAAGATGGTTGTCCTCGGACCTGATGATCCAGTTCCCGCTGGGACTCCGTCCGGGACGGTGATTGTTAGGCGGGCAAAGTAATGGCTAGCGTATTCCCAGTAATTGGAGCCTGGTGGGGAGGTAACGGCGCTCGAGTAGGAGATGGTCGCCTAATCCGAAAGGGATCGAGCTCCACCCCATTCGAGTCGTCTGCCTATACCGTCGGCGATCGAAAGTGGACTGTCGAGATCACGTACTCAGCGGATCAAGACACTCAGATCGCCATGCGAGCCAACTGGTTCGAGGCGGAGAAGAAGACCACTGGTAAGCAGGACTTCATCACCACCTGGAATATCCGTGGTGGCGCTAATGCTGCTATCCGGTTCGACTTCGAGCTTCCAAATAACGCCTATCCAATGTGGACGCCATCCATTGCGGTTCCGGGTACGGCTCAAGACATTACTATCCATAACTTCAACGTCTATGAGACGCCTAAGCCAGGATTGCATGTCCATTTAGCTACTGGTAGCGGATCTGAGACTAATGGTTTTGGTACTACTTCGCTACGAAGTACCGGTGCTGAGATCGGCGACCTTATAGTTGTATTCTATGCTTCACAGTTTGGAGACACCAAAGCCAGACCTCCTGCTGGCTGGGATTTCCAATACAACCGTGACGCCGGTGGGCGATCTGGGTATGTAGCTGTAAAACGGGCTACAAAAGCTGATCTTGATGGCGACTTCAAGTTCGATAGTGATGTCGCCACCAATGCTAGAGAGAACTTTGTCTTATTCTCGATCGGCGGGGCATCCAACTATAAGATACACACCTGGCAACCAGGTATTCCCACTCTCGATAAGACCAAGAAAAATCTAGTAGCCGTACAATATCACGCACCATCTTCTCGAGATGAACCAGTATGGTATCCCCCAGGTACCGACCCAATCGCTAGAGGCGGTAAACGTAAACGAGGATCCTCGTGGTCGATGACCATCGGGGCACTGGCTTCGTCAGTGAAAGATTCGTACGGCGCTAAGGCTTATGCTTGGGTAGAACTTGAGGAAGAGAATCCAGAACCTCCAGCCGTAGTTGTTCCAGGTATAGAGATTACCGATTCTGGAAATTCCAATCCGGTATTCGTATATTGGAATGGGGAACTGCAGCCGTCTACCATGCGTGCCGTACCAAGAGGATACTCCGATATACACACCATGATGGACACTCGCGGCTTCCTGATCGCCCACAGAGGAGGATCTGTCAGCTGGCCTGAGGCCTCGATCCGGGCATACACAAACGCGGTTATGTTCGGAGCAGGGGCTTTGGAGGTCTCATGTCAGAAGACGAAGGATGGAGTCTGGTTCCTGAACCACGATCGCACCCTCCAGCGTGTGGATAAGACGGCTCCAGATACCCCCGTCACCGAGATGACATGGGCGGAGATCCAGAAGTTCACCACCATGGGCGAGCCCTTCACGACGGTTGAGGAGTACTTCGCAGCATATGGCTCGAGTCACATTACAGTACTCGATCCTAAATACTCCGCGGTTCAGTGGGAGGAGCTGAAGAAGTTCTTCCCTTCTGATGCCCACGGTCGAATCATCTGGAAGTTCTCCATCGACGCCGGATGGCTGGCTAATCAGTGGAAGGCGGATGGTTGGAAGTGCTGGGGATACTCGTATCCAGATCAGGTAACTGATGGCCGGATCAACGAGTGGTACAAGCCATGGGACTACATCGGTATGTCCTTCGATGCCAGCGATGAGGTTTGGAACCGAACTACCAGACTCGGCAAGCCGGTATGGGGGCACATCTGCCCAACCCGAGACGCCTATGACCAGGCTATGGCCAAGGGCGCCATCGGATGTATGGTCTCTGGAGTGGCCAACATCTACTCCGAATCTCTAGTCTAGGAGAATCATGATTACGATCGAGAGTCAGGGAGACTGGAAACTCACCAGGAATTGGTTTGACAGAATGACGAAGTTAGACCTGGCTCTGATCATGAATCAGTTTGGCAAGGAGGGGGTTTCTGCTCTCAAGGCGGCGACCCCCTCCAGGTCGGGCGAGACGGCAGCTAGCTGGAACTACGCAGGCA